GGGGCGGGAGACGGCGTTTCCGGTGCCGTTCCGCCAGCCCACGGGGGCGTGGCCGTGCCCGTGCCCGTTGCGCCCGCCGGGGCCGAGGGCGTGGGAGGCGCAGGGTTCGCGAACTCCGGGGTCGTGTCCACACCGTTGGCGTTCTGCGATACCTTCGCGCCAGTCTTCGCGTACCCCTTGACGTCGTTGCTCGCGTCGTACCCGCCCGTCGGAGGCTTTTCTACGATGCGTGCCATGAGCGGCTTTCCGTGGAGCAGCTGCGAATCGTCGAGCTGGAAAACTTCCACGGCGTGGCAGATCGCAGACAGGCTCTTCTGTGCGATCTCGACTGCCACGGGGTTCTTGTTGTACAGGTTCAGGCGGTCGAATGCGATCCGGCCACTGTGCTTTCCGTCCATGACCTTGAGGGTCAGCTGAAGGTACCCACCCTCGCCGTCCTTGGTCTGCTTCATCTCAGACTCGGTAATCATCACGTTGTACCAATCCGTCGGGAGTGGCGGCAGTGACGTATTGGGCTCATGCTGGGTAGCGTCGAACTGCATTCCAAGTTTTGCCATCAGTTACTCTCCTCAACAGCCGCCAGAATCTTATTGATGACTTTCCCCAAGTGCGGCTCCTCCATTGGGTCCAGTGCTCCGGAACGATCTTTTGCTTCAAACTGAAGATCGGTTTTGGTTCGTAGGAAACGGTATTCTTGACCCGTGTCCGGAACCTTACCGATGTCGAGACAGAACAGTTCGTCGAAGAAGTACGGTATGGACTGCGTAAGGGAACGACCCGGCATGTGCGGTCCGTACCTAGTCACGCTCGTAACTTCGTCTGTGAACTGACCCATCTTCGCGCTGAAGTATACGTGCTTACCAGAGAGGTCGCGAAACTTTCGGATCATTTCCGACATCTTGGTGTTGAGCTCGCCGTACGCCTTCCGGCCATCCTTTGTCATGGCCATCTCGTTAGCGAGGCACACCTCCGCAATCTCACTGATACTGTCCAGTGCCACACTTTCGAACTCGGCGGCGTGCTCACTTGTGGACACAAAGGCATACGCATCCCGGAAGTCCTGGAACGTCTTGATGACGATTGTCGGGATGTCCTCGTTGCGGAGAGACAGAATGCCAGACTCGGCACTCAACAGCAACGGCTTGGGGAGTGTTTTCACGAGCGTTGTCTTACCTACGCCAGCTCGCCCGTGAACACAGATTTTGACACCGTGCAGACTGGCTGCTTCGCGTGTCGTGGTGAAGTTCAGAGGCATTTCCCCTCCGGGTAAGGGGAAAGGCGCGGCCTTGGGGTTGGCTGCATAGCGGCTCCTTTGTGAGATAAGTAGTTGGCCCCGTGGACAGTTAACGTACCTAGTTGTTCACCGTACTGGCAAGAGGACAACACTACCCAATTTAAGGAGTCGCTACCGGGCTGCTGGGATCTCCCTCGAAAAGCAGAACGCCACGGTAGTTGACGTATTCTTCAAGCGCAGAAGTATCTTCATGGCGCACGGCAAAAAAGACCATCACATCTTCGTCCCAATCTTCATCCATGCTAAACAGATCATGGTCTACAACAAAGTCTACCCATGAACCGTCGGCATTGTCTGTGATGGCGTAGGTCCCGTCTACGACGGCGCTATACTTCCCGTCACGAGAAGCCATGTGTAGCCTTACGGGATCATTAGCTGCCTGTACATCGATGGGTCCTTCCGTCTCGTCTTTGATGGACACTGCAAACCGAATCGTAGTGCCGCGTCCAACAATGATCCTTACCTGTTCCGGATTAATTCTTGTCTCGATCATCCGTCACCCCCGTATTTGATCTGTACGTCCGCTGTCCTGTGGGCATTGAAACGAATATCCCCCGTGCGTTCGTGTGTGCGCAATGTTCCTCCGGGATCTACGTTAAATCGGATCATCCCAGTACGCGCATAGGATCGCAGTGCCCCGGAAGGAGCATTGTACACGCGGATACCGTTAATGAAGATGTAAGTTTCTGCGCCTGTATCTGCAAGTGGCGCGAAGAATACAGCATCAGCTGTATCCGGGTAAACCGTGATCGTTGCGAGAACGGATGGTGCAGGGACTTCGAACAGTTCGCCCGCCGTAAGTGCGCCAACAGATACAACCGGGACAGCCGTCGCGTCTTGTGCAGATAGGATCGCAGAAGCAACCGTTACGGAAAGGTTCAACGATCCCGGTGCAACGGATGTGTCTGGCGCAACGAAGATTTCTGTGGCCACAGTGGTGGCAACAGTTACTCCGCTTACTGCGACCGTTGCGTCTAGTGCCGTGCAGGGAGCTTGTGCAACAGAGGGTTGAACCGTTGCCGCACCCAAGCTGATCGTTGGCTCGTTGGCACGCAGATACGAAATTGCCGTATCCGGGCTGACCTCACCCTGCTGGAGCGCCGTTGCGTCGAGGGTCGTGATCAGCGCGCTCGCTGTTGGCGGCGCTACGGAAGTTGCTCCTACTGTTACCGTAGCATCTAGCGCAGTGAGCGTCGCTTGGGCATTCCCCGGCGATACCGTGGCCGCTCCCGTCGCAACCGTTGCATCCAGCGCGGTAACAGGTTCGTCCGCAATCGGGTACAACGTGACACTGACGTTGTCGAGGTACCCGTGAGCTACGTCCGCACCCCCAATTTCCCGGAAACGAGGGTTGGTGTTATCGGCGGTGGCGCGGTAGACGAAAGACTGCTGGACGACTCCAACATTGGAACCGACCGAAGAGCCAATGTAGAGGTCTACACTGGTGAACCACTGCATCCCACCTTCCAGCAACTCCGCCTCAAAACTGAACAAGTAAGATTGCCCGGCTTCAATCGGTAAGGGTGGGTCCGGGCTAACGTTTGAAGCTCCGCCGTCGAGGTGGAAGTACAACCTCCCGCCGATTACCTCAAAAGCAAATTCGGTGATCTGAGCCCAACGGGTCCACCCCGTCGTATCCCCGGTGGCGAAGTCACCGTTGGTGATGAGTTCCACGTCTGCACCGACGATGACTGCACCGGGGAGCGCGGTGGGTTCATTGGCCGTGAGCAGGGAGGCCGATACGTCAGCCGCAAGGGAGATAGAAGCACCGACTGTAGCGCCGAGGGCAAGCATCCCCGTCGCCGCTGTATCGGGCAAAACGGACACAGCTTGCGAAGATGCCGTGGCGTCCTGCGCGGACATGGGCTCTGTAGCCGTGTCCGGTGCGACAGACCCGGAAGACACCACGGTCGCGTCGAGGGCGACCATATTGTGCGGGGCGACCGACGCACTTGCTTCTGTTGAACCCGGCGCTACGTTTTGGTCAAGAGCCGAAAGCAGGGCGATGGCAGTGTCTGACGCCGTGGTGGCCGCTCCCACCGCAACACTCGGGTCCAACGCAACGTGGAGGGCTTCCGCAATGGCACTGCTTCGCGTGACACTGCCCCCGGCCACGGTCGGGTCGGAAGCAACCATCGGCTCCGACGCCACTGTGGTCGAAACATTGAGCCCGCCATCAACACTCGCGTCCAGTGCTGTGATCAACGCAGTGGACACGTTCGGCGATACAGAAGCCGCACCTGCGGATACCGTCGGGTCCTGCGCTGTGAACAGCGCGTTGGCTACCGCCGGGCCGACATTCGACGCACCCGTTGTGTCGGCATCCAGTGCCGTGAACGGAGCAAGCGCCGCATCCGGGGCAACGGTAGCTGTCTGTCCCTCTGCCGTCGGATCCAATGCCGTGGCGAGGGAGAGGGCAACACCCGGAAGAACTGCCACAGCCCCGGCGGAAACGGTAGCGTCGAGGGCAGACGCGGTACTGCTTGCCGCCGCCGGGGAAACTGTGACGAGTCCAGCCGAAACTGTCGCGTCTTGCGCAGTGAAGAGCTCCGCTGAGACCGGGGGAGTAACAACCTCAGAACCGACAACAGAAGGCTCCACCGCCACGAGCAGCGCAACAGACACCGCCGGACTGACCGTGACTGCGCCCGCCACTGTCGGCGCGTTCGCCACCATGGGCTCAGCGGCGACATCTGCCGCAACCTCCGTGACACTCGACAGCGTTGCTGTGGGCTCCAGCGCCGTCGGTGCAGGTTGCCCGTCTACGAGGACACGGAACTTGTACGTCTTCGCGCTGGACTGTCCCCGGAAGACAACCGCCCACTCAACTTCCGTGTACTGATCGCCCGTGGAGGTGATTGCGTCGGTGGGGTTGTCCGTGTCCTCCAGACGGCCCGCCGTGAAGTCTCCGGTCGTCTTCCCCGGCGGTGCCGACATTTGCGCGGTGGTGTCTTCACCACCCTCCGCCACGTTGGCCGAGTCAAACAACTCAACCGCGTCTTCGAGGTTGACGTTAGCGGCATCCAGCGCGGTGAAGGCATCTGCCGCAACCCCCGGCGACACAGAAACCGCACCCGTCGTGACCGTGGCGTCGAGTGCGGTAAAGGTTTCCGCCGCGACTGGAGCAGAGGCGGAAGTGACAAGGGTTGCCGTCGCGTCCAGCGCAATGATCGCTTCGGCGGCTACCGGGGGTGCCCGTGTCGCTGTGCCCGGTGTGGTCGTCGGATCATTCGCAAGCATCGCCTCCGGTGTGACAGGGGGCGACACGGATGCGGCCCCGATGGTCCGGGTGGCGTCGAGCGCGATCATTGTTTCGGCGGCGACCGTCGGGGCAACGGATACGGCTCCTGCCGTGCGGGTTACGTCGAGCGCGAGCAACGCCCCGGCGGACACTCCTGGAGAGACGTTCTGATTCGTAACCGCAGCGTAGTCTACGTCCCACGCAATCGCACCGACTTCTACGTTGCGCTCATTCGGCCCTCCGCCTCCTTTTGCACTCGTTATGAGAAGCTCGACGGCAGAGCCATCGGTGGTCCCGAGGTTCGCCGCGTCCCATGTCCACGAAAGAAGCTGTCCCGTGGCGGAGGTTATAACCGTGTTCGTGGCGAGCGTCTGGAGCGACGTCCCGCCTCCGGTTTCACGGAGTTCGGCAGAAACGTCGGGATCGCCACCTCCAGCGGCATCCTTCCGAAGCCAAACGCGGAACGTCTGGAGCCCGGTCCCGGTGTTCGGAGAGCCTGTAGGGGTCGGGAAGCTCACACGTAGCGTACTCCCGGAGGCGTTCGTGGTCAGCCAGGATGCGTCCGGGCTTCCCGGATCCTCGTCAATATCCGTGACCGCCCCGGTGAGCCCGGTCTGCGTGACAATCGCGTCGGGGTAGAGGGTTTCAGTCGCCATCTTATGTCGTCACATCCTGCCAATCCAAGGTGCCGTCGTCTTCGGCATACTGGATCGTCACTTGCGCTCCGTCGGGGATGTTGTCGATCTGAAAGCGAATACGCACCTCGTCGCCCACATTGGCTTGGATATTGCCGTCTTCTGCCGCGATCCATGTGGCCGTAGATTCGCTTCCGTCGTCGTTGCGGAAACGATACCCGGTGAGCGCGTACCCAAGGGCGACGGTCGGGTTTAACCCCACCATTGCTTCGGGAGTGACCGCTGGGGTGGTGGAGACCGCACCGGGTGTGGCCGTCGCATCGAGGGCCGTCGCAAGTTCAGCGGCGACCGGAGGGGTGACCGTGGGTGCACCACTTGTGGCCGTCGGGTCGAGGGCGGTGGCGAGTTCGGAGGCGACCGGAGCCGTAACCGTAACCGCTCCCGCCGCGACGGTCGCGTCGAGGCCCACCATCGCTTCGGGCGTGACCGATGGAAAGGTGGTGACGGACCCCGCCGTGACGGTCGGGTCGAGGGCCGTTGCGGGTTCGGAGGCGACCGAAGGGGTGACCGTGACTGCACCCGCCTCGATCGTTCCGGTGGCCGTAGAGGTGACCGGGGAGAGGGTGGCAGTCCCGGTTCCTGTGTAGGTCGGAACAGTCCAAGTCCCCGTGGCCGCTCCTGTGGCCGGGGCGAGGGTTCCTTGGCCGTTTCCGGTGAACGTCGGACCTGAAGAGGTCCCCGAGGCAGTCCCGGTGGCCGGAGAGAGCGTTCCTGAGCCGGTCCCGGTCCATGTCGGATAGGCGAGGGTCCCGGTGGCCGTCGAGGTGACCGGGGAGAGCGTTCCTGAGCCGGTCCCAGTGTAGGCCGGTGCAGAGAGGGTTCCGGTAGCTGTCGAAGTGACCGGGGTGAGGGTTCCGGAGCCGTCTCCGGTGTAGGATTCTCCTCCGGCCCCCGTTGTAATCTCGGACGAGCCACTCCAGCCCGATGACCTGTTGGGTGCGGTCGCCTGAACACGATAGGTGTACGTGCTGGAGGGCGAGACGGTTGTGTCGGTGTAGGGCTCGCTGGTGATTCCGGTGAAGGTCGAGTCAGCCGTCCCGAACGCCCCTGACTCGAATTTCCGGAGCCTTCCGTTGGTTTGATCCGTGACCCAAACTCGCTCACCCTCTATAGAGAGTCCGAACGTGGTGTTCCCAACGGTTCCACCGAGCGAGAAGGTGTCGAGCACCGTTCCGGTGCCCGGTTCGATAACGTCAACAGATTCATCTTCGCGGAGCCCGTACAGGAGGCCATTGAACCACGCCAATCCAGGATACGGAATGTCAGTTTCATGTCTGACAAGCGCCACCGTGGTGTCGCTGGGATCCAGCTTTACAATTTCGCTGCTGGCTTCAACTCCTGTAATCCAATAGGTGGTTCCATCGTGCGTAATGCCACGGGGCAATGTGATGGAAGTAGGTGTAGAGAGGGTGTCCGAGAGGGTCCCGGTTTTGGTGTGCTCCGCAATCTCGTCCGAGGACACAAGGATGGCGAGCAGGGACCCATTGACAACAATGCCGTAGTTGCTCCCGTTCGTGGTGCTGACGAACGAGGAAAGTTGCGTCCCGTCTGAAGGGTCAAACTCAAAGATATTGGTGACGAGGTTATACGCACACCAAATGCTCAACTCTATCGGGTCATATGCATTTCCTTGGAGTCCGGTGGTAGGAGATACAGCAACGGAGCTTACTTGCGTCCCGGCGGTCGGTAGCGCACCGTCTATCCGCTCTACCGTCCACTCCGTCGCCGTCGCGTAGGTTGCCGGGTCCGTCCACCCTATTTCTACATCACCAGCTACCTCCGTGGTGGTGATACTTGTCGGAGTCGAGGGGCCTGCGGTGAAGGTCCCGGTGAAGGCAACATAGTTGACTTCAATATTGGCGGCGTCTCCACCCCTCGTCTTCGTGTAGGTCTGGCGAAGCTCGACCCATGCCTCGTCCCACTGAGCCTTCGTGGCCGTCGTGTTGACGTAGGCGAAGGAGGTCGGGCCAGCCGTTGCGTCCGTCGTGTTATTGACGGTGGAATCAATCGTGGTCCACGAAGAGGCCAACGTTGATGAAGCCCCGGCAAGAACCGTAAGTTGATCACTGGTCAGTATTCGGACTTCCAAGCCGTAGACATCATCCGCATAGTTTACCGGGTCTACACGATAGACCGCCGTCCACGACAGGGTGTCCATTGAATCGAATTCGTCCGGTGTCGATTCAATGAAGAATGTGTGAACTATCTCAATGTCATCCGGGAAGTTGTACCGGATTGTGTCAACTGCCGTGATCGTGTTGTTGCTGGTCGAGAGAAGGGTCGGAAGCGTGGCCATTATTCAACCACCGGTGGGTTTGAAGTCCCGTGACAACACGCCCATGCCCCCCAACAGCAATGGTCGGATCCGTTCCCGTGACATGGCATCGCGAAGCGTCAGATGAGAGCGATTGCCGAGATGATTGGATTGAGCGGGACAGCAACGTTCTGTCCAAAAAGGATTTCGCCCCGGGATGCCTGACGCTGGAGAAGCGCCTGAAGTCGGGTCAGCGATGCGGTTCCCGACAAGATCGTACCAAGCGCATCCCGGACGTAGGTGGAGTGAACGTCGATTTGGTCTTGGTTGAGGAGCAGCATGAGAACCTGAAACTGACGATCAGGGACCCCGGCCACGTCGTTGATCCAGTCAATCTCTCCCAGAACCTCCCACATCGGCACATTTCGGCGAAAGAGGAGCGTCGGCTGGTTCCGGGTGTTGAGGAGCGCATAGCACTGCTTTGGGTCGGCCGTATCGTATCCCAGCCCTTCGGGATCAAGCCTCAATTCATCCGCAAGCGCCTGAAGGTCTATTGTTGCCATTTCAATCCTCGCTCAAAGATCCGATCCTTGGCCTCGGTTGATGCCTTGGCCACCTCCTTGCGGATGTAGTAAAGGCGCTGGACCTGGATCTGAGGAGGGAGGTGCTCCTCGGACAGCATCTGTTCGAGCGCCTGGAAAACGGCAGAGAGTTTCGGGTCCTTCGCCGGATCATAGCTGCTCATTGGATCACTGCTCCGGCATCGTGAGAGTGAAGGTGTCGACTGTTACCGTGCCGTCCACGGACCACGTCACATCGCTGAACTCCAGGTCAAACGTTCCCGTGTCGAGTCCGACAGTGCCCTGAATGGTCGTGTTGCCGGTGTCGTCTTCGAGACGGTAGAACGCGGCCTCACCGGCTGACGTAACCGTCCCGCTCCATGTTCCCGTCTTTGAGACCGCCCCGGCGGAAGCCGTCCCGAACGCAGGGGTGGGGAGGTTGATGGTGACGAGGAGAGTCTGGTCCGTAATCGCGGTGTCCGCATCCGTGGGGATCCCAGATCCTACGCTGTAAATCTTGAGCGTGTTGTTCGTTGACGCAGCGTCGAATTGGTCGGCCAGCGCCTGAATCATCAGGGTTGCCGCATCCGCGTCGATCTTCAGGTCATTGGCCATTGGGCCATCTCCTTTAGAACTTGATCGCGCCTTCGGCGGCGAGCGTGACCGTGATGTCGCCGCCGTTGGTGGGCGTGTCCGTGTAGTCGAGGAAGGCGATCACCGGGGAATCCGCGTCGGTCGTCACTTGCTTGAACAGCACAGACCCGACCGCCGTGTCCCCACTGCTCACTGCCGTGTGCGTGAAGTTGTTGGCATCGAGTTCGACCTCGTCTCCCGCCGCGTCCTCGTTGATCACCTTTCCGGCGAGCGCCACACGCGAAGAGCCGATCTCCGTGGCGCTGATGTCGGACACGAACTCGGCGGTGTCGATGTTGGGGACGGCATTCACGGGCAGTGCCCGGATGTCGTCGTTGACCCAATCGATGCTACCGCCAGCGAACTTCGCCTTGCCCTTCAGAAATACGAACGATGCCATGATGCCCCCTATAGTGCGACGAAATGATGAGTACCCACAATACCCACATTATGTCGGTGATCACTGCACCGTCAAGATTCAATTACTTCCTGGAGAAATACTGTCTCACGTCAAATCCGGGGCAAAGCTTCCGCGTACCACTGTGATCCTTGTGGCCAAGGACAGTCAAATTAGGATAAATCACACTAAGGTATTCGTGAAGCGCTTTTAGTGTTTCCATTTGCGCTTGCGTATAGTTGAATTCCCACTCTGCGTGTTTTGAGACGCCAGCCCAAGACTCGCCCAAGTGATCTTTTATAGACGGGCGCCCACCCACAAGACACACGCCGAGAGAACGAAAGTTCATTCCCTTTACATGAGCACCAACTAACTCGATTGGTCTGCCGTGTTCCAATGCACCATTCCGCCGAATAACGAAATGGTACCCGATCATGTCAAATCCGCGCTTCTTGTGCCAATCCTCAATCTCTGCTACGCCAATATCCATGTCGGGCCTTGTCCATGCCCCGTGCACCACAAGGAAATCTGTTTTGTATCTCAATGCCATAGAGGATCTTTCCAATCTTGCGGTTTGCAATCCGGGTATATTCCGGCCATGAACGCCGTATCCGGTTCAAGCTTCAACCAACGTGTCGAGCATCTTGTTTTTTGCGCTTCTACTTTTATGTTGTCTAGTTGAACATACAAAAAGAAAATGGCTAAAAAACAAAGAGCAGAAAAAACTACACCAAACGAAAAATGCCTGAGGTCACTCATTGGAAGACGTCTCTATCTCCCATTTGCGCCAGCATGAAACCTAGACTTCTCGATACAATGATGTTGTTGACCTCCGTTGTGCGACCTTCCGCACAATTCTGACTAGAAGCCACCCACGGTACGCCTTCCCAATCTGCGAAGAGGCAATGTTCGTAGCTCGTGGTGTCACTAGGCGGCGGGACGGCAGGATCGGTTCCAGGCTCCATCCAATACATCGTGTTTCCGTCGTACCACCCATCGTACAAGTAATCGTATCTGGCCATGCGTGCACGTAGGATCGTGCGACTGTTGACCACAAGGGTAGCGGTTGTGTCGCTTGTTTGGATCAGGCCAGACCCGTCGCCGCTCCTGTTAACAATAGAAATATCTACGATCCCCATGGCACGGCCACCGTTTTCTGCCTCTGCATAGAACAGTAGGCCCACCGTGTCCCCGTAGAACACCGCACGGGAGTTAAGCGGGAAGCCGTCGTCAAAAAGGATCGTGGGGTTGGTGGCGTACTCCGCGGTCTGAACCGTTGCGGAGTCGTAAACGAACACGTCCGGGTTTGGATTCTGTTCTTGGGCCTCCGCTGGCACCGCAGTCAGCAAAATGGAAAGTGCGATCAGAATGCGAATCACGATTCCTCCTTACGAAAAAGATTTCTGAACCAACGCCAGATGGCACCGTCTATCTTGCCTCTGAAAATCATGTGGACACAGAGCCAGAAGAAAACGATAGAAATGAAGCTGGCAACTATTGGATGCTTATCCATCCAGTACCAGATCACTTCAGACAGTGTGTCTCCATCTGCCGGATCTATTACCGCTGGGATCTCTACGGCGAAGAAGGCAACAGCCAAAAGGATCAAAAAGACAGACCACCGGAAGACAAATTGCTTAGTCGACTTTTGTGCCATACCCATTCTCCGTGATCCAACGTCCAAGGTCTAGGGCACCTTTGTCCGGCGTATACAAGAACACGTCTGCGACGAAACGCCCGAAGGTCATCGCGTCTGGATCTGTTCCCGCCAGCACTGCGTACCCTTCGCAATCTGCTACTTTGTTCTTGACCGCTTCACTGGCAACGGCACCCGCTGGCTCTGCGTTCGGGCCGTAAACTTCGGGAGTGTCCACATTGCGAAGACGTATGCGTTCAACAGAGTAGCGACGAAAGCCAAGGTCAAGGATGACATCGTAGGTGTCCCCGTCGACGACGCGAAGAATGATGCACCGATGGATTCCCGGTGCGTAGTCTACTGGATGGTCTTTAAAGGCTGGGTGTTTGATACTCATGTATTCCAATGTGCACTGTTCTTCTTCCGTTGCACAAGGATCTGTTGTGGGCAACGGTATCAGTAACCCGCGTAAGTCCTTAGGAATCTCGTCTTCTGTTTCAAAAGCAAGCCACCGATTGACAGGGTGGATCACTTTAACAATCACACCCCGCGCAGGAAGCCGCTTCTTTTTTTGGACTGGCCCCCAATACGGACTTTCACTCATTCCGGCAGAGCTCACTCATCGCCAACCGTGACGGTCTTGGTCTCGGGGATGGGGGTGAGGCGGGAGATGTGGACACTGAACGGGTCACCACCATCCAAATCAACGAACACGCACTCACCTGTCGAGTCCGAAATGTCAGGAGCAATGACCGTGACCGGATGGCCCCACCACAGCATGTCCTGTTCGATCAGATCGTAGACCTCTTGCGAGATCCCAGTGATGACGAGGGCGGGGTCCCCGCTGTACGTGGGGTTGGTGATGCCTTCGCCTTGCATGAGTAGACCCTCTCGCGACTTTACGATCTTGACGTTACTCATCGTCGGCCTCCTGTTGCGGGTGCGACCTGCACGTGAAGATGTAAACCACACCCCCGTCTGTATGCGGGTACGGGGGTTGGCTGTCGCAGTTGGATTCCAGGAAAGGATCGTATTTGCCCATGACCACTTGCAGTTGTTTCGCTAGAGCAATGGCCTCGTCCTGCAAGGCCAGGAATCGTTGCTGTACGGCCCATAGGTGGGCCGTGGCAAGGCCAAGGGCGGCATACCCCACCCACAGCCCTACCACGCCCCACCGTACCGTGCGGTCAGGCATTGTTGGCACGTATTTTTAGGCGCATGGCCTTTTTGGCACAGGAGGGACTGCACCCAAAGGATGTTCCATGCTTCCCTTCGTACAAGTAAGCTATTTCTCCTTTGTGCACGTACCCGCCACACCACTCGCACGCGGTGTCCTGCCCACGATATATGTACTTCGTTTTGATAACCTTCATACCTTTGGCTCCTTAATGTCGATCGTCGCCAGTCCCGGGCGCTCGGTAATGACGCGGTCTACCTTACGGCGCGTCTCGTGGTCCAGTTCCCGGTAGGGCGTAAGTCGCAGGCTGTGCTTTACCCGGAACAGCTTTTCCTTTACCTCGGGGTCCAAGCTCGACTGCGCCAGTCCCTTCTCGTCGACGTTACGGTACACCTTGTGGTTAACCTTGAGCACACGCCCGTCGGGAAGCTCCAGGTTGTTTACGCCTTCCTTCGGTTCGGGAAATGCCTCGGCAGCGATGTCTTCCCGCAGTGCGCGTTCCTCGGCAGACAGTTTGTCCACCATCGCCTTAAGCTCCATCCAACGCTCGAGCTTGGCGTAATACTCTGTCAGTTTCTTACTCATGTTGGCTCCTTTGGTGTGTAGGTTACTCGGTCAGGTAATTGCGTGCGCTCTCCAGATCCGAGTAGAAGTTGTATGCCGTAAATGAGCGCACACGGCCACGGTTTTCTTCAGCGGGCACCGTATGCTCCAACACGTCGAGCATAAGGTCGACCGAGAGTACAATCTCTAAGGCATGTTCCCGCAGGTAGTTACGAAAGTGAACCAAGTTTTCGAAACGATCGACGGGGTCCTTTGCGTCTTTGTAGTTTCTGTACAAATCGGCCAAAGTTTCAAACGAGTACATTAAACCTCCGTTACGGTAAAGGGGTACCACACAACCTACAACAATGTTCCCTAATCTGGCAACCCTAATCCACCCTTGCCCCGTTTTATTGCTTCACGTTATAGTGTAACCCCATAGTTTACCACCCTATCATTGTAAAGGAGCCTTTTCGTGCAAGGGGACAGTATTCTAGCGCGCACCTATGCGCTACTCGAAACTACCGAATTGAGCAAACACGATATCTATTGTCGTGTACTCGAAAACGGTACCAACATCACATTTTACTGGCTTCGTGATTTCATCCGCGGTCGGTACAAGGACCCGGGAATACAGAAGGTTCAGGCCGTCTACGAAGTTCTCACCGGAGAACCTTTTCGCTTGCCCAAATGACAGACATTCCGCACAGTATACGTTCACGTGCGCAATGGATGGTCAGTGGTGAAGACAAGGCTCCTCGTTCTGTCCACAGTGGTAAGCTGGCAGATTTTCGGAACCCCGACAACTTTGCCAGCTATGAAGAAGCCTGGGCCTACGCGCACAAGGAAAATCTCGACGTCGGCTTTGCACTCACAAGGGACGACCCCTTTGTGGTCATCGATCTCGACACACCTGAAAATCCCGATCAAAAGGAGCGACACAGCAAGATATTTGATCTGTTCCAGACGTATGCCGAAGTAAGCAGATCCGGAAACGGAGTCCACATCTGGTGCATTGGGGATCTGCCGCAAGGAGCGCGTCGGGACAAGGTCGAGGTATACCCACACGATCGGTATATCATCTGTACCGGGAAGGCTGTCCGGAATCTGCCCGTCACGGATCAAAGTGAACTGCTGAAAATCTTGTACCGGGAAGTGAAGCGCCATCCGGACGCGCACGCCATGGACTTAAGCGAGACACCAGCTCTCCAGTCCGATCAAGACGTTATTCAGATGGCCATGCGTGCGGACAACGCCGGAAAGTTTCTGGATCTATGCAAGGGAAACTGGCACCGGATGGGATACCCCTCGCAGTCCGAAGCCGACTACGCACTCATTAACATGCTTGCGTTCTACACGCGCAGTAATGATCAGGTACGTCGGTTGTTCCGATACAGTCAGCTCGGCAAGCGGGACAAGGCTCAACGGGACGACTACCTCAACCGCATGATATTGAAGGTGCGTGCCGAAGAGGCCCCCGTTGTGGATTACAGCAAACTCACCAAGGTAGAGAAGAAGGAAACACCGAAGGATACGGGTGTGCCAGCCGAGGTGGAGTCGCTTGCGTACCCGCCGGGGTTCCTGGGCGAGATTGCTCGATACGTGCACGACTCCGCAATCCGCCCCGTGCCCGAGGTCGGCATCGCCGGGGCCATGTCCCTCACAGCTGGCATCCTGGGCAGACAGTTCAATGTGTCCGGAACAGGGCTCAATCAGTACATCATTCTGCTGGGCAAGACGGGGGTCGGGAAAGAGGGTGCCGCCTCTGGCATTGATCGCCTTATGCACGCGGTACGGGAAAAGGTCCCGTCGGCCACAGGGTTCGTCGGACCCGGCACGTTCGCATCGGGCCAGAGCATCCTCAAGGCACTCAATATCGCCCCGTGTTTCTTTTCTGTGCTCGGCGAGTTCGGCCTTACCCTGCAATCCCTGTCCGATCCGGGCGCAGGCTCCCACCTCATTATCCTGAAACGGGTACTGCTCGACCTCTACGCAAAATCGGGCCAGAGTTCCATACTGCACCCCATGGTGTACTCCGACCGGGACAAGAACACCGACCCCATCCAGTCCCCGGCCATGACCCTGCTCGGGGAAAGCACCCCGGAAGCGTTCTACGCGGGACTGACTCCACAGCATGTGGCGGAAGGACTTATTCCAAGGTTCATGGTCATTGAGTACCACGGCGAGCGACCGGACCGGAACAGGAACGCCTTCTACGACCCACCGGAAGAGCTAGTCGAGGGCGTATCCCGCTTGGCAGAGACCGCTCTTCGCATGAACGCCAATCGCGCATGGGTCGACATCGGTATCGCCCCCAGTGCTCGATCTCTGTTGGCGGACTTCGATCGCTTCTGCGACAGGCACATCCGCGGGGGCAGTCAAGACGCGGTACGCCAGCTGTGGAACCGAGCGCACCTCAAGGCGCTGAAAATCACAGGGCTGCTTGCCGCTGTGGACCGACCGCAGGGTGGAACGATGGCCACAGTGGAGGAAGCGGAATGGGCTGTGAACTTGGTCCGCCGAGACATCACCAATATGGAGGATAAGTTCGTCAATCAGGAAGTGGGCACCGGACACGATCGCGCGACCGGAGACCTCAGCCGACTGCTGGAGGAATATTACGAACTTGATGAGACGTATTTGGATAAGGTTCGGGCCACACCGTCCATGCGTCAGGCAGGGGTTGTTCCAAAAGCGTTCTTGCAGATGCGAACGAATAATCTGGCCGCGTTCCGCAAGCACCGATTGGGTGCCAAGCGGGCACTCGAGGACGCGATTTCTGACTTGATTGACGCCGGGATATTGGTCGAGTTGAGCGCCGGAGAGTCGATGCAGTCTTTCGGAACTCGAGCGAAACTCTACTCACATCATCCATGATTGATTACTCATTTGTTATATTGGTTATATAGGTGATTTTGCCCCCCTTTAACGCCGTAAGTGTATGTGCCGCAACTGCTTACGGGTTTGTTATAAATGTTATAGTTATAGGTTGCACCCCCCGAGGGAGTGGGGGAGTAGAACGGTGATTACTCTACGTAGATATATATTACTACTACTACTACTATAACATATATAACATATAACAAACACATAGATATATTGGTGACGTTGCGAAATCATTGTTAAAGTTGACCGTTTAACACAAATAACAGGAGATTAGATGCATGGCTGGGAACTATTCGAGGGGAAAGGGGAACAGGGGAGAGACGGAGGTCTTGAGAATCTTGCAGGAGGTGGTGGATGGGGTTGTCGAGGAGACGGGGCACCCCCATGTGGTCATTCGAAAGAACAGGGACCAGCGGTATTCGCCCAAGCAGTATGATTTGATTGGACTGCCGTGGTTGGCGGTGGAGGTGAAGTATCAGGAGGATTGGTCGGGACTCGGGTCGTGGTGGAGGCAGGTGGTGGATGCGTGCGGACCGGGTCAGGCCCCTGTGTTGTTCTACCGTAAGAACTATCATAAGTGGCGGATTCGGATGCGGGTCCCCGTTGTGGTCAGCAAAGGGGTGCGTGTTCGAATGACTGTGACTACGGACGAGAGCAGCTTTCGAGTGTGGTTGAGGGAACTGCTGAAAATCCAATGGAACACTGAAAATCCGTTTGCAGGGTAGGTCTGAAAATCGCGTCTGAAAATCGCTGCTGAAAATCGATCTTTGCGTCAGATTGGTCTATTAGAACGAAATCTTAGATCATGATCATGTTGTCTATTGGTCTATTGTCGGGAGGCGCGTTTGGCTGCGATCCGGATTATATCAGGACGCCTCTCGGCCCATTTTTCCATCAATATTCAGATGCCAATCAGGATTATATCCAGACGCCAATCAAGATTGTATCCGGAAACGTGAAGACACTTGCGACGCACTGTAGATCCCTTTACCTTATTGTAGTGGCCCCAACTAGGGGGTCACGCAACCATCATCCCACACAAGGGAGCATAACCATGAGTGCTGAAGAGCTTTACTACCGGCTTCGCGAGGTAGCTGAAGACTACCTAGCCGAGATCGGTTACGACGAGCTTCCGGAATCGGCGGACGACGCGATTGCGGACGCGGCAAACGAAGTGATGTCCTGCGTGACCTACGAATGGGAAGTGCACGTTGACGTCTCGTACCCGAAGCCGTACCAGATTATGATCACCATGGAGGCTCGGGACCGTGCTGAGATCGAGGCCAAGCTGCCCACGCTGTTCCAGCATCATTACTGGACGGTAGCGAACTACAAGCAGAAGGAGGCCGTGTGATGCTGCAAGCGACCCTAACCTACCGCCCCAAGGGCTTTCCCTGCACGACGTGCAACGGCACATGTACCGACGTCGCCCCGGAAGGCACCCTGGATGGCCGTTCCGACGGTGTAGTGGTGCACGGGGCCGGACCGTGCAGGAACTGCACGTTCGAGCGCCCTTCCGCTTACGTAAACGGGATGCGGGCGTGCGATTGCGGAACGGAAGCCTCGTGGGAGTTGCACTACGGGCAGGAAGTGGACTTTCTCTGCGACGGATGCGCCTACGAGCTGAAGGAGCAAGACCATGACCTATGAGGTCACCAAGGAAGAGCGCATACAGCTTCAGGCGTGGATGGATCGTGGGTGGGGATACCACGAGATCCACCTTAAGAGCCCGGAAGGGGAGGAGGTGATCTGGTTTCAGCCAGGAAACTTGAGTGAGACCTTCGCAGTGAAGCTGAGTCGGATGGAAGTTGCGAAGCTTGTTACCGACAACGCCGGGAAGTACAAGCGCGTTACCGTTCTGAAGACAGTCACTCGCAGACCGTAATCCGGAAACGTGAACCCCCTTGTGGATGTACATGGATTCTACTACATTACAGTAGTGACCCCACAAGGGGGTTCACAACACCATCGCACAAGGAGACTGTGAAATGACACAGGCAGAATTCGAGAGCACTGCGCTGACAGATGAACAGCGCACGGCTATGAAGAGGTTGCAGAAGGACAGTGGGATTCCGTGGGACACGTTCCTGGAGAACAGCCATGCTCCCGCCGGGATCACGCCCTACGTGAGCGTCATTAACTTCCACGGGATGTTCGTCGGGATCGAGCCGGACGGATACACGCACACATGATCATTACAAAGACTGTAGTAGAAGACATGGCCAACGACGTTAACGAGGCTCTGGAGATGGCAGGAACGGAGCACCGCGTGTACGTCGACATGGCTTACGGAGGGTACAGGGTTGTGCTCACTGACGTGAGGGGACGCCACATGCGCTACATCACCGGACGGGACACGTCCCGCCATACGTGGATGTTCTTGAACGGGATGCTGGCTTTCGCCGAGGAGGTGATGAACCGATGAATGACCGAATATTGGACGCACTGGTGAACCTGATGGCGGTTTATGTGCGGGACGAGTACGATGGCACGAAGGAGCACCGATACCCGGACTGGTGGTCGGAGGTGAGCAACGACGCGGAAGATCGCCTCGGAGGTCGCGACAGATTCCACCGCTTGATGAAGCTGGTGGCCAAGAGGACCCTGGAGCTGAAGCCATGAGCACAGCGCGACTCTTCGCACTGGTCTGGATCAGTGTCCACTACCATACCGGGCAGTGGTCCCGGTGGTATCGCATCGGGTGTCGGGCAGAGGGTGCTCTTCTTCGGAAGGGCATCCGCTACCCGATCACACAGTGGGACCGAAGGGCATCCTGGCCGCAGTCCTTCCGCGATCATGTGGCCAACGAACTCAGAATCTGGAGGAAGTACCGATGAGCGTCATCGACAAGGATGAACTGTTGGAGGCTGTGAACGATAGCCTCTTCGGGACTGGGAATGACGGCTTCTGCATAGAGTGCGGAGCCATGAGGGGAGGGTGTGAGCCGGATGCCCGAAAGTACGAGTGCTGGGAGTGTGGAGAACACAAGGTGTACGGTGCAGAGGAGCTTCTGATGATGGGGTTTGCAGAATAAGTTTCTGATTGGCAATCCGGAAACCTGAAGGGGGTTGTGGAACACAAAAGAATACATTACATTACAGTAGGTTCGGAGGGGCACAAGGCCCCACCGATTCACCCGTAGGAAAAAAGGAGCCAAAGATGTCGAACACGGCGCAGGATCACCGGAACAACCTGAAGGAGCTGACCAAGGAGGCGTTCCTGAAGGAGTACACCCGCTCGGACATGGAGGCGATCGCCGAGTTGGAGGGCGTGGAGGACCCGGGCTCGGCCGCGAACAAGGGCGAGCTGTACGACTGGATCCTCGAGGCGGCGGACATGCCGGACCCGGCTCTGCGCGGGGTTTCGGATGTGGACGCCCCCTGCAACCTCACGTGGGAGATCGCCGATAAGATGTGGCTGGAGGCCCGTGACGAGGGTCGCGACCCGCCCCGGCGCAAGGACGTGATCACGGCGTGCCGCAACGCCGGAATCGCCTACTACACGGCGCGGACTCAGTACCAGAGCTGGTTCACGCACACGAACCGGGGCCAGAAGCTGATCGCGGACGGCAACACGGACGGTGTGCCGATGCGGCGGGTGGCTGTGGAGGAAGAGGCAGAGGACGAATAAGCTCCGGGGTGGTGCCCGGAGAAGTCGAGCTGATGTAACCCTTGTGGCGTCAGCCGGCGCGGTCCCCCTGAGCATCGGGGGGCCGTTTTTTGTGCTTCTGAAAATCACTGAGGAAAATCGGAACTGAAAATCAGATTTGAAAATCGGATTTAAAAATCGGAACCGAAAATCAGATTTGAAAATCGGAACCGAAAATCGGACTTGAAAATCGGACGCGGCGGTCAGATGGTAGTGTCCGATTATATTCGGATTGTGGTGTCCGATTATATTCGGATTGTGGTGTCTGCTCCCAATCAGGAAACTTGATAGGGGTTGTGGACGGGGTGTGATAACGTTAGTATTAGGTACGTACCACACCCACCCACACAAGGGGCATCACAATGTTGTCACCCACGCTGTCACCCCAAACCGTCCACAACAAAGCCATGGCCGCAGTCCATTTTTGCATCACATGCGCGGCCGAATCCTTTTTTGGGTCCCCCAGTGAGGTCCCGCCTGAGTTCGGTTTTGGTATCCAGCCGGATCAAGTTACCAAGCAGCACTTCCTCCAGTTTTTGCACGGGCTTAGCCAGCGGGATACGGATCTTGAGCTTGTAATGGCTTGCATTGATCAAGTCGGTGTCCGTCCGGGGGCTGATCGCATTGCCCATCCGTACGAGCAGCAGGTGTACACAGCGGCGTTGGCATACGCGGCGCATCTCTACCGTTTCTTCTCCTAAGCAGGGTCAGGGGTGCCATCCGGCACCCCTTTCCTTGTCCAGTCCTCCAATCCGATTATATTCGGAAAGGGGGGCGGGCCACCCCCTGTGGCCACAGTGCCACGTACTGCAAATGGCCAGAATCACCGCTTAACGGGCCTGTACGGGCCGTGGCCTACGCCCCCCTATTGTACTAGGGGCAACAAACGGCGCCCCTTACAGCAGTGATTGTGGGGCAATGTCCACGGACAATGTCCGGATAACGGTAGTTGTGGGATACCCCTTGCGACGGTGTTGTGATTGTAGTAAGTTGTATCACGTGGGGTAGGGTACCCTGCACACCATTATCACAAGGGGTAGTCACATGGTACGGTCAGCCCAAGTAATCCGTTCCGAGGATCACAGGGATGTCACCCTGGAGCTCCGGCACGCATCCACCGACACTCCCATCTGCGTCGGTGACCGAGTCACAGCCCGTGGCAACGTCTACATCGTTGTCGGCGGTCGTGCTCCGCACAAGTTCGGTTCCACTGGTCGTGTGTGGGTCAAGGCCAGCATCGAGCAGGTGTTCGTGTCTGAGTTCTTCCCCAGCGTCATTAACGCCGTCTGGTCGGAGGTCTGATCATGTCCAACAAATCACTCTTCGAGCGCAACATTTGCGGCATCCTTCGGGTTCCGCGTTACATCCGGCCATTCGATCTGATGGCGCATCTGAGGACTCGTGGATTCCGTCACATGGAAGATTATGTGCTCTTCCGGGATACGCTCGTCGCTTTGCATCCAGAAATGCTCGAAGCGGCCCTCGGATACTGGTACTGATTTAAGCAAGGGCGGCATCCTCCGGGGTGTCGCCCCGCTGCTTCCGTATTTATTTTCCGATTATATTCGGATTGTAAACATGAGCTTTGTGCCCCTTGTGCTGTACGTGTGATTGTTGTATGTTGTATTAGTAGGGTAAACGTTACCCTACGCACACCCCACCACAAGGGAGTAGGATAATGACACAGGACGCTATTTGGGCCGGATTCCCCGAGGATAACAAGGCACAATACCTTGCGCTGCTTAACTGGCTGCGCACCGCGGATAAGGCTGCGGTTGGTGATCTGCTGGCGGAGTACATTACGGAAGGCAACCACGGATCGTGGGACGGTTGGGCACCGGAACAGGTGGCAGTGATTTGGGATTTGTTTGCGGACGTAAACAGGTACCGGATCGCACGCGGACCGTTTACTAAGTAAAGTTCCGGGGGCCATCCTGATACGGGTGGCCCCCGTTTTTCTGCTCCTACTGTCCGAATATATTCGGATTGAAGTTGCCCCGGTGAAAATCCCGAATGAAAATCTGATCTGAAAATCTGATCTGAAAATCTGATGTCGTCGTCGGACTTAATAATCCGAATATATTCGGATTGAAAATCCGGACTGAAAATCCGGATTAAAAATCGGATTTTTGGTTGGATTAAAGTTGGATTTAGGCGGGCCAAAGTTACAATTTAGGTTGGACAAAGTTACAATTTAGGCTGGCCTAATGTTACAATTGAGGCTGGACAAAGTTACAATTGAGGCTGGCCTAAAACATGCTGGCACGGTACTTGCACGGCACTGCAAAAAGTGTGCCAAGTTTGCCACAATGTAACAATGTTGGCACATTGTTACAATACCACAAAGTTGGCACAATACTTGCACGGTACTGCAAAAAGTGTGCCAAGTTTTCGCAAATGTAACAATTCGGGCACATTGTTACAAACTTCGGTGGTGTGGCACACTACTTGCACAGTGTGGTGGCAACACTCCAACAGGTGTTGCGTACAGTGCAACACACTGCAATTACCATGCCACAATGGGGCAAACCGTATAAATACAGTAATAACAACAGGTTACGGCATCACAACACAAGTTGGCATGGGGTTTGCACTACTAGGGGGTGCCACCGGGGCCACACGGGCACCGGGCACACCGCAACACAAGGGGCAACACCATGGCCACTACCAAGGGCAAAACCACCACCACCAACAAGGCCCAAGTGTTTAAGGGCAAGGGTGGCACCGTAGTAAACCCCACTACCGCACAGGGGCCTAAGTTGGCGGTTACCAACTACAACAAGTACCCAAAGGGCACCGTTACTGCCCACGTGTGGGTTATGGCCAACGGCATGCGGGTTGCCAACGGTGGCAACATGCCGGCACGTAGTGCCATGGTGCAGGCATGCCACGCGGCCGGCATTGCCTACAACACTGCACAAACCCAAGTGGGCCGGTACATGGCATGGTACGCGTGGCACTGCAACGGTGCCAAGGGTAACCCGCCTTACCGGGCACCGCGTGGCGCGGTACTGGCCAACCTGCCCACCCCCAAAAAGTAGGGGCACCGGGCACAGGGTGGGGGGCATAGGCCCCCCACCCTTTTGCCTTGCCCCACTATTTTAAACTTAAAAGGTACAAACTTAAACATTACAAACTTAAAAGGTACAAACTTAAACAGTACAAACTTAAACAGTACAAACTTAAACATTACAAACTTAAACATTACAAACTTAAAATGTGCCCCCCACCCCCCGTATACAACTAAAAACCAAACCCAAACAAGCAACCATTATTCAGCGCCACGCAGCTACGCCTCTTTCCCCTATTTCCTATTGTCCGACCCCTTTCTTCTTCACCTCTTATTGCATTTCGATTTTCGCGTTTTACGTGAGGCGCTCATTCCCCATTTTCCAATCAACTCTTGACGGGACCGAGGTCTGCACCCGATACTACATTTGAACACACTCCACCCTTCACTGTGGTCAGAACATGGGCAATCCTACAGAAAATATGCACTCTGGTAAGGCCCGAGACGAATACGGGCTCACCGGAAAACAGCGATTGATGGCAGACGAATATCTGACAGGGAAAGCTACCGGAAAGCCATTCAACGCCACGGCTGCATACAAGTACGCCGGATTCTTGGGACGTCCGGTCTCCCAGTTGGCCACGAAGAAGTTGAAGCTTCCGCAAATGCGGGACTACATCCAGATGCGCATGGAAGAGAACTCCATGACCAAGATGGAAGTGCTTCAACGGTTCACAAAGATCGCGCGGCACACGATGGGAGACGTGCTCCAGAAGAACCCGCACACGGGCGCCTTGGAGCTCAACGAAGAAGCCGTTCTGAAGAACAAGGAATTCATCAAGTCGTTCTCTCTGGACAGCAACGGAAACCCCAAGGTGGACTTTCAGGACGCATACGACGCTCTGAAGCAGCTTGCGCGGGTCCATGGCATGTATCAGGACAGTGTGGACATCACGAGCGCGGGTGGCCCGGTTAAGCTGGAGGTTCAGTTTGTGAAGCCGGGTGCCAAGATCCAGGAAGACGACGAAGAGTGACACTTAAGGCAAGGTTCCCGGAGTGGGCAGAGCCCATCTTTCAACCCGTGCGCTACAAAGTGATGTACGGCGGACGTGGTGCGGGTCGTTCCTGGACGTGTGCGCAAGCACTGCTCATTCGCGGGGCACAGGAGAAGCTTCGTATCCTGTGCGTGCGTGAGTTCCAGAAGTCCATCAGCGACTCGGTGTACCGACTCCTTGTGGACATGATTCAGCGGTTGAAGATTCCCGGGTACCGGACCACGAAAACGACCATCGAACATGTGGGCACCGGGACGAACTTCATCTTCGAGGGTCTTCGGTACAACAGCAATCGAATCAAGTCGTTTGAGGGTGTCGATATCTGCTGGGTGGAGGAGGCAGAAGCCGTCAGCAAGGATTCGTGGGAGATCCTCATTCCTACGATCCGTAAAGAATACTCGGAAATCTGGATTACGTTCAACCCGGCCGAGGAAGACGACCCCACGTATCAGCGGTTCGTTGTGGAGCCGCCGCACAATGCGTGGGTGACGAAGATCGGGTGGGAGGACAACCCGTGGTTCCCGGAAACGCTTCGGGAGGAAAAAGATTACCTGTACCGGGTCGATCCGGACGCGGCAGAGCACGTGTGGGGCGGATTTCCGCGCAAGCACACGGACGCGCAGGTACTGAAGCACAAATACACGGTGCAAGTTCTGGACCCGAAGGAAGAAGGGTTCTACGGACCGTTTTACGGGCTGGATTTCGGGTTCAACGACCCTACGGCGGCCACAGAGTCGTGGACGAAGCCGTATCAGGGCCGATCGAACGGGTTTCTGTACGTATCCAAGGAGATGTTCCGGCCCAACCTCGATATCCACATGATTCGGCGAGAGATGGCGAAGGCGTTTCACTCCCGGATCGCGCAGGAGGTCATTCGGGCCGATTCGAGCCGTCCAGAAACGATTTCGTTTCTCAAGAAGAAGGGTATGTTCCGGATTCAACCCGTGTTCAAGTGGCCGGGGTCCGTGGAGGACGGGATTGCGTGGTTGAGGTCTTTTGAAAAGATCATTGTGCACCCGGATTGCAAGAATCTACTTCAAGAGTTTAAGTTGTACTCTTACAAGGTCGATCCCAAGACGGAAGAAGTGACCGACAAACTTGTGGACAAGCACAATCACGGGGTGGACAGCTTGCGGTATGCGCACACGCCCAAGATCCGTGCTCGCCGGAAGCAACCTTCAGGCACCTACGCTGGAATAACCTATGCACCCGATCTCTGAGGCTCGGCCAGGAGAACCGCTGGCCATCGCGCCGTTTGAGCGTTGGACGTATTCCGATGCGCTGAACGCAATGAAGAAGCAGTTGCGTGCGGACTACTCGGTGGTGGAACGGTACGTTAAGGATCACGACCACTACCAAGACGGGTCGCAGTGGGTCGGTCCGGGGACGGCTACGCGCTCCGGCAAGATTGCTGATCAGTTTGCGCCGGACGACGCGGTTGGCGAGGTGATCACCAATGTGGAGAATGCGTTCGAAGAGCCTCAGGTGGGTACCGCTCCGCTTGTGGACCCTGCGGACGGGAGCCCGATTCCGGAGGCCACCAGAAACGCGATGGCCGAGGCGGAGGCCCTCCTGAGTGCGTGGTGGGATAAGCGCCGTGTGCACGAGATGGTGATGGACAGGCAACGGCAAGGGGTGTGGGCGGGCTATGCCGCCTTGAGGGTGTGGGTACCGTCCCGGTTCCTTATGCAGGATGGGCAAGGGGCCGTGCAGTTTCGGATTGCGGCGGACGTGGCCGAGGCACTGGACTACATTCACCTGTCCGCGCCCGATCCAGAACATGGTGTTGTGGTCACAGACATGGCCACAATGGATCAGGTTGGGCTGTTCTTCTCGACGGAGGTTGCCTACGAGGGCGATAAGGTCAACTCCTACGAGAAAGTGGAAATGGTCTACCTCGACCCGGAGCGGGAGCGGGACGAGGAGGCGGATACGATCGTTCGCGTTGTGTACGCAGATCCGGAGAAGCGCCGAAGCCAGCGGGCAGTTGTTCCCCTTGGGGGCAAGCTGACGATTGCCGCGATGACGAACCGCATTCTGATTACGGACCCGGTGGTCCGTGTGCAGAGGCAGCTGAACCTTGCGAGCTCCCTGCTTACGCGGATCATGGAGACGGCGGCGTTCCGGGAGCGGTATACCATGAACGCAAAGCCGCAAGGGATCCGAATTCCGTACACACCGGGAGATACGCTCCGCGACGGGGCGTTCCTGGAGCGAGACGACGAGGGTCGGGAATGGCAGGTGGTTCCGCAACCGCGCACGCTCGGAGCCAACACCACTACCGAGTTGATCGGCTTGCCCGAGTACAACGATCGTGCGGAAGCCAAAGGACACACGACGCCGCAAGTGTTCATTGCCGATCCTGTGGACCCGGGACCGTACATTCACGCCGCAGACGCCATCCGCCGTAAGATCCTACGCATGTGTGGTCAAGGACACCTCGGGGGTATCTCCAATGCGGAGGCCAGCGGGATCGCCTATGAGCAGGCACGCGCTGTGTTCGCGAAGGATCTGGACAAGCGCCGTGTGGCCGAAGAAGGCATGTTGCGGGATATTCTGACCACGGTGTTGCGCATGGCAGAATACATTGCAGATGAAGAAGGTAGGTTTACCGACGTGATCCGCGTTACGGTGGATCAGCACGTCAACCCCGGTCCTCGTTCCCCGGATCTGGTACGGTTGGATCTGGAAGCTGGTGAGGCTGGCGTATTGTCGGATGAAACGGTCATGGCCCGGATGGGCGTGGAAGACATCCACGCAGAAAAGATTCGGGTGCAGAAGTCGACCATGCACATTCTCCGTGTCCTGGAAAAGGTGGCCCAAGCGTCCAACGCCTTCACAACCGAGTCGATGATCGAGGCCCTACGGCAGTTGGAGTTGCCGGAAGGGTTCTTGGATGCGCTCGTTCAGGCAGAAACGGAGAATAGTGGGGATCCACGGATTCCCGATGGCTCCAGCGACGAGGGAGGTGATCCTTTCCAGGATGAATAGTTGTGTTCGTCTTTTGAAGGATGTACATTGGACGCAAGAGCGTGAATGGGAGGCCCGTTCACAACACTTAGTCACGTAGCGTCGGAAGCCGGCGCTCAACCTGTCCAGGGGACAGTCACATGCCCGAGATCAGCGAATCAGAGTACAGGCAGTTCATCAGGTTTCAGGACCTCGGTACTCCGGACGAGGTACAGAAGAAGATTTCTGCGCTGGAGTCCGACAACAAGTCGCAGCGCGACACGATCCGCAGTCTAAAGGGATCGGTTCCGGAAGATGGCCAAGTCATCGTTTCGGAGGAAGATGTTGCGGTGCTGAAGAAGTATCGCGATCTCGGGACACCCGGAGAGATCCGGAAGCGTGTGGAGAACGTGCAGCAGGTGGAGAAGGAGCTCAACGTGCTACGTAGGCGTCAACAGGCAAAGGATTTCGTCGCCGCTGTTGGACTGGCGGACGACGCTGTGGACGCACTGCTCGCGTTTCCGGATCTGGCAGAAGCCACGTTCGAAGTGCGGGAGGAAGATGAAAGCTCTGTCGGTTACATCAAGATGGGTGAGGATGCTGATCCCATCACGTTTGACAAGGCCAAGGAGCAGGTAACTGCGCTCCGCGGTCTGCGTATGGCCGAACCGGGGAAGCCCCGGAGTAAGGGCTTCATTGACCAGCGTGGAGATGACGGGAAGCCCCCCGAGAATCTTTACGAGAGGATCCGCAAGGAAGCGGAAGCGAAGAAGAAGGCACGGGCAGAACGTGCGGAAGAACGGGCACAGAAGAATCTGGAGGGACGTCTTGGGATGGCGTCGCGCTCCTGACAACCCGAACAAGGTAGGTAACAATGTCTCCCATTCGTATTACGGACGTCGCAACGGCGGGTGAGGTTCACCCGAATCCGTTTGTGGGTCCGATCAACCACACTGTGGCCATCACGGTCGATGTGTCCGGACTGACT